GCAAGAGTTTTAACTCCCGCACCAAAGTGGCCCGAAGTAGGAGAACTCAAATTAGTATGGCTTTGCGTCCATTTGTTTCCACTCATGCGCCGAATAGTCATGTGTCCAGAAACAATGTTTGCAGTTGATCCACCGAAAAGAACAAATCCGGTTGTGTTATTAATAGCTTGAACACCGTTTCCTCCGAACGCAAGTACCGATGTCGAAACGTATCCGGCAACCTCCATTCCGCTGCTTGTTCCAATCTGCACCAGCAAATGATCTGTGCCATTCAGGGAAACCCCATCGAAAGACACGACAATTTCATTAATGCCAGCGGGCAAGTTCGTAAAATCTACTTGCGTACCGCTTGTTGTAGCAACTGGCGTAAGCCGGGCACCAAGGATGGCGTCGATGTTGCCGGCATGCACAAGAACGGAGGCGGCATTGGCGGCGGCGGCGGTGAGGTCGAGGCGGACGCCGCGCAGCGTCCCGCCGCCTTCCGCGATCTCGAGCGTGTTGCCGAAGACGCGCACGCGCACCGGGCCATTCAGCGCCGAGCCTGAACTGGGGATCTCGAAATCGAACTGGGCGCCGATGGTGGTGCCGAAGCGCCGCAGCAGCACCGAATGGCCCGCGCCGGGCGAACCGATTTCCACGGAGCCGAAGAAAGTGTTGTAGCCATCCGAGCGGCGGACGCGCCGGCGCACGGTCTCGATGCCGGCATCGTCGGCGCTGACTTCCTCGTAATCGCTTCCGGCATTGGCTCCCGCCTCGGCCGTGCTGTTGCCGAGCCGGAGCGCCCAGCGCAGCACGTTGTTGGTCAGGCCCCGCAGGGCGTTCACCTGCCCCGATGCGGCCTTGTTGAGGGTCGCCGTCGGGTTGGCCTTGGCAATCTGCTGGTCCGCCGTGAAGGTGTTGGTGGCATTGGTCGCGGCCGCGTTCGTCACCTGGGCGGCGGTGTAATCGCCGGCCTGCGGGATGACATTGCCGGTGCGCCCATTGAAGAAGGAGACGCCGGCGACGGCCGCCACCACGCCCTCGAGCGCCTGCTGCGCGGCCGCCAGCGCAGTGGTGGCGGCGCTGCTCGCGAGGCTGGAAATGCGCCGGGTTTCGGCATCGCGCATGGCATTGCTGTCGAGCTCGCGCTCGAATGCCTCCATATCCCAGGTGTCGCCATTGACGAGATCGGTTTCCTGGGTGGCTGGCGTCACGCGCTCGATGAGCAACGTGGCCGGCGCGGCCGGCATGCCGGCCAGCGGCAGGATCTGCAGAACGCCGCCGGCCGCAAGAACGCTGGTGTATTGCGTGCCGCGCACGAGCACGGTGGCGCCGACCGAAACGCTGCAATGCGTGGCGTCACGGGCTTTGAACCCGGTGTCGAACACGGTTTCCACACCGGTCCAGCTGCGTTCAACCGCGGAAAGCTCGGAAGTGACAGTCATGTCGCCCTCGGGGAGAGGGCGTCCGGATCGGGCTTAGGGGCCACCTCCGAACGCGGCGCCTATGTTGGGCGAACGGCGCGGTTCCACGCGGCCGGGCTCCCACCAGAAGCTTTGTCCCCAGTTCTTCTGCGCCTCGCGCTCGATCCTCTCGAAACGCTGCGGCGTTCTTTCGTCGATCATCAGGGCGAGTTGATCGACCACACCACGCTGGAATGCAGTTCTGAGATACCAGAGGTTCGCCCCTGGCAAAAGGCCGGCCGCGGCATAAAGCGCATCGCCGCCGAAATGGGTCTCCTGACCTTTCCAGGCGCGCTGCACATTGGCCATCAGGAAGTCGCCGAAGACCTTCTCGACCGCGGCGAAGCTGGGGCCGGCCAGCGTTGAGGCGAGGGACGCGCCCTGGCGCGTCTGATCCATGAACAGGAAGTCGCCGAAGATGCCGAAACCGCCGCCCTGCAGCGCCGCCGCGCCCCAGGCGCGGATGCCGATCGGCGTCGTGGGGTCCATGCTGATGGGGTCGCGCCCCTTGGCGATTTCCTTTGCCTGCATGGCCACCATGCCCATGGCCCAGAGCGCGCCGAAGGTCAGCGCCGCATGGGTCAGCCGCGAGCTGTCATTGCCGCGCGCCATGGCGCGGCCGAAATGCAGGAGCGCGAAGGTGATGGGGAAGCCCTTGTATTGCCCGACGGCGCGGCGGAGCTCGCCTTCGGCCGTGCCGGGCTGGCTCTGGCCATACATGAGCGCGCGCGTTTCGGGGTCGCCCTCGATGACGGCGTAATCCATTTCTTCGTCAATGGCGCGCTGCCAGCGATCGGCGATGTCCCGGGCCTTGGAGCTGTCCATCATCCGGAGATCGGCGGCGGTCAGGAACTTGCCGCCGGGGCGCGGCTCGTTCGGCGTGGCCTGCTGCATCACGGCCCATTCCTCGGCGCCGATGCCATAGCGGCCCAGCATGTCGCGGAAGCCCTGCGGCAGTTTCGCATGGGGCGTTTCGAGGCGCGCGGCGGCCGTTGCCATCATCTCCATGCCGAAGGCCGAGCGCAGCACGCCCGTCCAGCGGCGCAAGCCGGAAAGCTGGATCACGCCGGAGGCGATCTTGGCCATGGTGCCGGTGCGCATCGTCTCGCCCATGAACTGGTCATTGGCGCGGATCCGCATGGCGGCGCTGTCTGCCACGAGGCTGAGCTGCGCGGCATTCAACTCGAAGCCGCCATCGGCCATGCCGGCCACGGCGCGGCGGATCACATTGGCCGCCGGAATGTCGTTGAACCGGGCAATCATGGTCATCAGCGCCGGATCGGTGATCGAGGACAGGATGGCCGAGCCCATCTGTGAGCCGACCAGGCCGGAGCGCACCTCGCTCCAGAAATGCGCCTGTTCGATATTGACCGGCACCTTGTTGGCGCCGGTGACCTCGGCCCAGAGGTTCTCGAAGGCGCGCTTGCCCCTGGCGATGCCGGAGGCGATCTTCGCGTTGTCCTTGTAGGCTTGCGCTTTGGCGGCATCGGGCGCGCCGGCTTCGGCCTGGCGCGTCATGCGCGCGGCTTGCCGGTCGAACATCGAGAGCATGAAGCGTTTGGTGGCCTCGGGATTGGGGCCGAGCACGCGGAGCATGGCGATGTCCTCGGCCATGTTCTCGATGTGGTTCATCATCGTCTCATAGACGCCGCGGCCGGCGCCGAATTTCTCGTCATAGGCGGCCCAGCTCTCGGCATCCTTGAAGACGAGGAAGCGGTGCTCATTGCGGCGCTTGGCAAGCGCACCGGCGCCGGTGAAGGCGGAACTCGGCCCATCGGCGCGGCCGCCCGTCGCTACGTTCTCATACATCTCCTCGAGGAGGCGGTTAAGCTTTGACGGGCCGATGGGCTTGCCCGTGTCGAACGAGAGCATGGCGTCGCGCGCGAGTAGAGGCTTGACGAAGGAGATCCATTCCTCGCGCTGAACCGAGCGGATCTTCAGCGTGTCATGCACCGGGTTGGGCAAGCCCCAATCCTGCCGATAGGGCAGCTCGCCGCCGGCATTCACGAACGCCGTGCGCAGCATTTCCGCTGTATCATGCCAGCTCTTGGCAATGGCCGAGGCTCGATCCGAGACGGCCGCGCCCTTGTCCTTGATCGCCTGCAGCACTTCGAGCTCGAGCGCGCTCTGCTGCTTGAACCCGGCCATGGTGGGACGGAGAGCCTCGATGCCATCGGTGAAGAGCGCATGCGCCTGGCCGCGGATGTTGCGGGCCATGTAATAGACCGAGGGCGTCCCGGGCACGAGCTCCGCACCGTCGCGCGTGAGCAGCGCGCGCATGGCCGAATAGAGCGCGCTCTTGCGCGGATCCCGAAGCCAGAACGGCGCCTTGTTCTGGTCGCGGCGCTGGTTGAGGGCCTCCTCGGCACGCTGCACGGTTTTCAGCACATTGAGCTGCGCCTCAATCTGCAGCATGGCGCGCTCGGTTTCCCGCGCGGCGAACGCGGCAACTTCGGTCGCCTTTTCCGTGGCGGCTTCTAGCGCGGCCTCATGACGCGCAAGGCGCTTGCCGAGCTCGAGCTCCGTCTCGGCGATGCTGTCGAGCAAGCCCTGGCCGAGCTCGCGATCGACGATGCCCTTTTCGATTTTGGCGGTGAAGCAGGTGAAGACGCTCATGTGTTCTTGCCTCCGCCGCCGTTGCGGGCGATGCAATCGTTGAGCTCGGCCGCCGCGCGCTTCACCTTTTCGACCTCGGCCATGCGCTCCGCCACGGTCATCTCTTTCATGGTGCCGTCGGCCTGTTCGAAGGGCAGGCGCGTCTCCGGGCCGATTTCATTCATCATGCTCTTGACACGGGCATTGATTTCGGCATCGCCACGTGCAACGGTGGCCTTGGAGGTTCCCATGTCGCTCGGTTCGTTCAAGCTGTTCAACTGGGACGCGCGGCTTGCCGTCGTCGATGAAGCCACGCTCGAGGGGTTTGTGCTCACCAAGGAGCGCGGCTGGCTTCCGGTCAGCTCTGCCGATATCGAGCTGGATGGCCGCCCGATCGACGAGGCGTTTGCTACGGCGGCGTTTGGTGCAGAGATCGAGGCCTTTGGTTCCAGCCCCAGCGCCAAGCGCCAATCGGTCGGCAACGCCGCCTGAATTCCACCCCAGTATTGCAGCTCCTGCTCGCGGATCTGCTGGGCCTTGGCAACATCGCCTTCGACCATGGCGGCGCCGCGCTGCTTGTAGAGCTGATGGCCGGCCTTCTTCGCGTTGGCCATGCTCTCCTCGAGGAGCTGCACTTCGGCGAGAAGCCCATTTGACGTGCGCACCATCACCTTGCGGTCGGCATAGCCAATCCCGGTCACGGCCCAACCTTCATCCCAGATGGTGAAACGGCTTGCGAGAGCTTGCACAACGGCCTGGGCATCGGCTGGGTCCTTCACGATTACCGCGGCGCGAGCAACATCGGTCACGCGGCGAATATCGTTGTAGCCCTTGCGCTTGACCTTGGCCTCGACGCCACGCCCGCCGTCACGCGCCTTGATGCCGGGATCCTTGACCGTGCCCAGGCCGGTCGCGCGAAGCGCTTCGACAAGCTCTTTCTGCGATGCCGGCGCAAGAGCGAACAAGGTGTCGAGATCCGTGAAGGGCTGCTCAAGTCGCGCTTGTTCAAACGCGAGCACCTGCGCCGGTGTCTGCACGGGCGCCTCGAGGAGGGCGCCGGCCTCGGGCGCTGGCTGCTCGGTCGAACGTGCGGCTTCGGCGTCAAGCCGGCCGGTGGCGACGTCCTTGCCGCCGGCGGCCTCCGAGAGGAGCCGGGCGCGTTCGGTGGGCGAGAGCTCGGCAAAGGGCTCGGTGGCGAAGCGCGCGGCGCGAAGGATGGCGGCCGGGTCGATGGCCTCGTCGAATAGGCCGCCCGCTTGGCTCATGATGGCGCGATCAACGGCGTCGAGAATGCGCGCCTCGATCGTCTCGCGGCCGGCTGGCACGGTCAGCTCGTCGTTGCGGAAGAAGAGCCGCACGGCCGCGCGCACATCATCCCGCACGGCGCCGGTTTCCACGTCGCTCTGGTTCACCAGCATCGAGAGCTTGCGCCCCTCGATCCGCGCGCGCTCCACGAGATCGAAGGCGGATTTGAGCGGCGAGACGATATCGGCGCCGCCATCCACGCGCCCTTCCTCGATGGCCGCGCGAAGCCGCGAAATCTGCGGCGCGGTGTCGGCAAAGGCCCGGAGAATGGTGACGCTGGTCGGGTTGGGGTTTTCGGCGATCTCGCGCACCATGCGCGCGTCCTGCCAGGCGCGGGCGATCAGCGCGCCCTGCATGCGGGCAATTCCGGCCTCGGTCGGTCGACCGCCGGCGATGAACGCGCTCTGATCGGCAACGGGCACGAGCTCCTGAATGAAGCGGCGCACGAACTCGGCATTCCGCGCGAGCGTGAGATCGCCGCCCTGATAGCTCTCGAGGATGCCACCATGCAGGTTGCGCGCATCGAGCGCGGCCTGCTCGGGCACCGAAAGCTTCGCGACCTCGCTGATGTTGCTGCGCGCGGTATAGGCCATCAATTGCTGGGGCGTGAGCTCATCCTGCCGGATGCGCACCAGCACGGGTTGCTCGAAGGCGCTTGTGTCGAAGCCGAGGCGTTCGAGCTCGTCGCGATAGGCTTGCGCGCGATCGGGGAAACGCTCGTAAGCGAGGCCGATCGAGAGCGTGCGGCCGTTGCCGCTCTCCACCACGCCGCGATCCGAGACGATGGGCGCGCCGAACTGGGCATTGGGCGAGGTGGTGAGCCAGGAGGGCTCAAGCGTGCCGGCGATGGTTTGCACCTGCTGGCGCAATTCCATCGTCGCGCGGTCGCGCGGCTGGATCTCCGCCGGAAAGGCCGGGTTTACCGTGCCGTCGGCCGAGTGCGAGACGATGAGATTGCCGCGCTCCACGACGGCATAGCGCACATTGAAGGCGAGCTGGTCGTTGACGACGACGCGCTGCGGCCCCTCGAGAGAGAAGGCGGCGGAGCGGGCCGGGGCCGCGGCAGCGATCGGCGCCTGGCCGTTGAGTGCCGCAGTCGCCTGTGCCAGCGCATCGGCGGCCTCGCGGCTGGGGCCGGTCTGGCGCATCACGATGTCTTGTGCTTCGACGTGCCGCGCTACAGCCTCATGATCGCGTGCGGTGATATCGACGGGCGGAAGGTTGCTCCCCTGTTTGCCGGCACGTATCAGCGCGGCCGCGCCGCGCAGGATGCCGGCGAAACCGGCCTGGCCGATGCCGGCCTCGAGCACGTTCTCGATGCTGTTCGTTTCGAGGCCGAGTTCCTGCCGCCTTGTGGCAATGAATGGCTCCTGCGCGGCCTGCACGCCGGCGCCGATCAGGAATTCCTTGCCGAGCCATTTCAGCACCGGCCCCTTGGCCGGGCCGCCGATGGGCGCCGTGAGGATGTTCACCGGGTCGGCCATCTGCCGGGCAATCCCTGCGGCGAAGGCGACGGCATGGCCGGACAAGCCATAGGTGGCGCCGGCGACGTCGGCGCTCTGCTTCTCGATTTCCGCCGCCTTCATGCGGGCGCGGCCGCGCACATCCTTGTAATCGGCGAGGAGCTTCTGCTGCGGATCGGGCAGGCTGTCGATGATCCGGCCCATGGTCTGGACACGTCCATCAAAGCCGCCCTCAAGAAAATCCAGCCGCCTCTCGCGCGCGAGCGTGCCAAGATCCTTGCCGGTGATGGCGGTGAGGCGTTCCTGCAATTCGGAATAGGCATCCATCATCGGCCTCTGCACGCCGAATGTGGTGTCGAGCCCCGTGGCCTTCCATTCGGTGTCCCAGATTTCGCCGATCGTGGCCGGCGCGCGCGCGGGCGGACGCCGCCGCAATTCGGCAAGGTAATCGTCGGCGGCGCGGTTCCAGTCGGTCACTGGCTGCCCCCCATGGGAATGCCGAGCCGGCGCCGCTCTTCCGCGAATTGCTCGGCAAGGGTCCGGTTGAGACGCCCGGCCTGACTTGGCCTGCTGAGCGGGGCATGCAGTTGCACGGCCTTGGCGAGGTCGATCACGAGCGGTCTTCCTTCCTTGTTCATGACCGGCGCTCCTTCGCGGCCTTCCGGCAGGAGAACGGCGAACAGGTTGCCCTGCACGGTGAGCGGACGAAGTTGCGCGTGGCGGGCAATCAGGAAGGGGTCGAGCGGCTGATTGTCGCGACCATAAGCGCCGCCGAACGCATCGAGGATTTCCTTGGAAAGGTTGTAGATTGCCTCCTGCGCGTCGGCAGGTCGAATATCGGGCGGCATGGGCACCTTGGCGCCATTGATCTTCACGATCCTGCCGGTGACGCGCTCGATGGCGGCTTCAAGACCGGCTCGGTCGCCCGCATCATAGAGCGCGGCGTTGCGGCCCCGCTCGCTGGCATAGACCGCGAGCGCGGCTTCGATCACATCCGATTGCATCGCCACGCTGGGATAGAGCAGGCCGGGCATGGTGGACTTGAGCGCGTTCCTGATCTCCTCTGCCTTGGGCTTGATGCCGTCGAGTTGCGCGATCGACGATCCGCGAAGGATGTCGCGCGCAAGCTGCGGGTTGTTCGTCAGGAACATGCCCGCCGTGGCCGCGAGCTTGTCGCCGCCCGTCACTTCCGCCACGGCCGCGCGATAGGCGGCCTCGCCCGTGGTGTTGCGTTGCAGGGCCTGCAGGAGATCGAAGCGCTCCTGGTCGCCCATGGTTTCGAACCGGTCCTTCCATGCGCGCGCCTCTTCGGGCTTGAAGAAGGCGCGGGTCTGGTAGCGCTTGAAGGCGCCATCGGAAACGATGGATCGTGCCTGAAGCTGCTGCGCGAGCTCGGCGCTGCCAATCTGTGCCTGAGGGTTCACGAAAGTGGGCTGGCCCTCGGTATGCCGTTCGTAAAGCTGCACGGGCGCTTCCTTCGCGCCCTTGGCCACCTGCGCGGCAACGGCTTCGAACACCTTGAGCTGCCGCTCTTTCTGCGGTGTCGGGTCCTGCGCGAAGGAAGAGCGGAGACTGCTGGTATAGGCTTCAAGCTCGGCAGGCGCCATGCGATAGGCGCGCTGCACATGAGGCAGCATCTCGATCCGCTCGTTGAGCAGCCGGAGCGTCTCGGCGGCTTGCGGTTCACCGCGCGCCGCGCCGAGCTGCAGCCCGGACTGGATTTCCGCGAGGCGGGCCGGATTGACGTTGAGACCCTGATCGAGCAAGCCGCCGAACTGGTCGGCCTGCTGGCGAGACAGGGCCGTGACCTCGTTGACGATCTGTCTGGTCTGCGCCTCGCGCCGGTCCCATTCGCGCTGCACGATATCCGAGGCGCGGAAGGTATTCATGCCGGTGAAGGCCGGGGCGGCAATATCCACCCCCATCCGCTTGTAGATGTCGCGCACATAATCCACCGTGCGCTTGCCCTGCTGGCCGTTCTTTCCGTCGTGAAGGTTCTGGTCCATCACGGTGAGGAATTCAGCGGCGCTGTAGCCCTCGCCATATCTGGCCACGGCGGCCTTGTGCCATTCAATCGCCCGGCCCGTTCCGGCATGGTAACCGGCAATGCCCGCGACGACGCTGCCATCCGTGGCCTCGATCGTGTCCTGCAGATATTGCATGCCGAGCCGCCGGTTTAGCGCCGGGTCGGTCAGCAGGCGTTCGCGGCGCTCGGTCTCGGGCAGGCGTGCGAATTCGGCAAAGGCCGGGTCCTTGCTGGCATGCTTCGTGGCGACGCCGAGCGCCGTATCCGGCATGAGCTGGCCGATGCCGACGGCTCCGGCCGGCGATACGGCTCCGGCGCGCCCGCCACTTTCCTGCGGAATGATGGCGCTGTCGAAAATCCGCGCGATGGCGCCGGGGCCGCTCACGCGCCCGGCTTCCATGGTGGCCGCTTCCGGGTTGGTGCGCGCCCGGATTTCGAGCCGCTGGGCCCGGAGGGCTTCTGCGGCGGCACGGGCCTGCTGTGCGAATTGCTCGCGCTGGACCGGGTTGAGGCCCTTGAATTGCTCGGGATCGGCCAAGGCCGCTTGCGCGGCGGCCGGGTTCATGCCGATCTGGCGGAGCACAAGGGCGTTGTCGCCGGTCTGGGCCATGGACTGGCGATAGGCCTCGGCGGCCTTGGCCGTCATCATGCCGCGCGAAACGCCGCTTTTCAGGGTTTCGTCGAGCTCGGCGATAAAGGTTTGCCGCTCGGTGTCGGTCTTGGCATTCGCATAGTTCCTGGTGAGAACGTCGAATTGCTGATCGACATTGGCAAGATAGCCATCGGACTGCTTTTTCAGCGCATTGGCCCGCACGCCGCCGGCATAGGAGATGGACTGGCGACGCAGCTGCACGCGCAACTCGGCCGCATCGTCCGGGCGAAGTCCCTCGAGCGCCGAGCCTTCGAGCTTCGTCACCTGCTCCTGAAAGCGCTGTTCGGCCGTGGCGGGATCAGGATCGTTCTCGAATTCCTTTCCGAGATTGTCGATCCCGGTCATGAAGCCCGTCTTGCGATCGGCAACCGTCGAGGCCCGATTGATCTGCTGGATCTGCTCGCCGAGGCTGAAGGCGACATTGCCGAGCCCGCCAAGCGCCTGGCCGAACCGGGCCTGCGCCTGGCCGGTGATCTGCGCGCTATTGTCGCGGCTCGGCTGCAGCTCGCCGATGCCCTGGCTCGATCCGCGCGAAATGTAGACCGGTGCACTCATCAGACGCCCCAGCCCTGGAAGTTGTTGATGCGCCGCGCCCGGGCGAAGCTGTTATCTGCGCCGGACGAGCCGCCGCTGGCGCCATAGGCACCCGTTTTCGGGCGGAACATCTGCGCAAGGTCGCCGGCGGTGCCGAGCAGGGTGGTGCCGATGCCCCAGCTCATCGCGCGACTTTGCGCGCCGAGGCCGCTTTCGAGATCGGAAATCTGCTGGAAGGCGTCGGCGCGTTCCTGGGCGCCGCGCGCGGCGGCGAGCATCTTGTCGGTCTCGCCCTGCGCCGTCGTCATGGCCTGCAGCACCGCCGGCGAGCCGCTGGCGGGGTCGAGGTTGCCGCCGGCGAAATAGTTCACCTGCGCGCCGGTGGTTGCGTCGATCTGGTCGTCGATGCGGTTCTGCTCGAAGGTCGAGCGCATCATGGCTATATCCGCATTGTCGCGAAGCGTGGCTTGCTGCTGGCGCGTCACGCGCCGGGCCGCGCGGTTCTGGGCACCGGCGCCGAAGATGCTCATCAGGGCGCCGGCGCCCTTGAAGGCGGCTGAAGCGATGGTCAGCGGGTCCATCAGGGGTCCTTGATGTCGATTTCGGGCGTGATGGAAAGCAGGGTGAAAGGCAGGGGATCATCACCCGCGAGCGCGATGGCGACCTCCTTCTCGGTGGCGACCTCGATCGTCACGGTGAGGACGCCGGAGAAAAGCTGCAGGGGCTGCCCGGGCGACACGCCGGCGGTCGGAAAGACAAGCGCGTCTTCCGCGCCATTGGCCGAGATGAGGCCGGTCCCGGTTTCGTGCAGGTGCAGCGTCACGTTGTTCGCCGCCTTCTCGACCCCCTTGGTGGAGCCTTTCGGGGTGTTCGTCTCGAAAGGCAGGGTCTCGAGCCGCCAGGCCAGCGGCAGGCCCGCCACGATGTTGCGCATGGGGCGCGGCAGGGTGACGCTGCCGCCGCTCACGCTGCGACGGCCGAGAAATACGCCATCGGCGAAGAGGTTGACCTCTTGCCCTTCGAGGTGGTCGAGCCCGCTGACGCTCGCGAACGGGCCGGCGCCCGCTGCGGTGGCAATGCCGCAATCCACGAGCCAGGCGCCGGCGGCGGTGGGTTGATCCTCGTCGATCGCCTCGAAATAGCGCTGCTGCACTTCCCAGTATCGGCGCGTCTGGCCGTTGACGACACGTTCGACGCCGAGCCACAGCTCGGTGAAGGTGTCGTCCAGCGATTGCACGGCCGCGATCTGCAGCACCTTGCCGTTGATCATCGGGCGGCGGTGCCAGCCGGCAACATCCTGCTCGGTCATCAGGGTCAGGCCGCGCAGGGTGCCATCGGCCATGCGCACCCACAGGACCGGGTTGGGGTCCTGGCACCAGGCGAGTTGACGCGCGCCGGCACGCAGCATCTGGCGGGAAAAGGTCGTGAAGTTCTGGAATTCGATCTGCTCGGTTGCGCCGTCGAACCGCACGAAATGCAGCGAGCGGCCGCCGCGCCCGATGAAGACGGCGCCGCCATCGACCATCACCGGCTGATGCGGCTTGAAAGAGCCGCGCGACCCTTGCGGAATGGCGCGCTGGTTGGTGGGGGTAAGGCGTTCGAACGCATTCTGCGCGCCGCGGATCAGCCATTCATTGGAGCGCGCGCCGAGCACCAGCACGCCGATCGGCAGAACCCAGACGATTTCCGTGAGCTTGCCGTCCGGCGCGTTGATCGCGGCCGTGATCGCGCTGTCCTCCTCGTCGAGCAGGTCGAACGAATAGAGGTCCGTGGGCCGGCTGATGAAATATTCGTTGTTCCGCGTCCAGACGAGCGACTGATCGCTGACGGAGACGGCATCGGGCCAGCCGCGCACGTCGCTCCAGGCCGCCTCGAACCAGCGATAGCTGGGCGCGGTGACGGCGCGCTGCGGCAGGCGGTCGAGCACGATTGCCGTGGCCGAGGTGGGCGAGGCGACGGCCGTGATCCGCACATAGCCACCGGTATTCGAGATGAACCGCCAGGTCACGTTGCCGCCGGAGGAGAACACGTCGCCATCGTCATGCACCGGCGGGTTCGGGCCGGTATCGCCCGTGGTGGCATTGAGCGTCACCACCTCGTAGATCCGGCCCTTGTTGCGCCGACGCTGGCCGACCGCGATCGGGCTCTCGATGGCCTTCCAGTTCGGCACGGTCGAGAGGTCGGCTTCGTCGAGCCGCCAGATGCTGCCGACATGGCCGGCGAGGAAGGTGGCCTTGCTGGCCGTGAGCGTGACGGTGCCGGTCTCGGCAGAGGCCTGGATGGTCCAGGTCTTGTCCGTGTTCTGCAGGCGGACCGGTGCCTCGGTCGGCACGTATTCCGTGAGCGACCAGTCGTTGTCCAGGTTGCGCACCAGCACGCGCGGGCGACCGCCGCCGGCGATGAACATCGTGCCCTTGACCTGCGCCTTGAACAGGGCGTCGAGCTGGTTGTCGGGGAAGGGATGCGCCAGCTCGTAAGGCGCCGTGCCGGCCGGGATCAGAATGGGAGCCTGGTTGCGGAAGACGCGCATGACGCCGCCATTGAAGGCGAGCATGTAGCTGTCGCCCAGCGAGACCTCGAAATCCATCAGCCGTGCCGGCCGCGTCTCGTCCTTCCAGGGCGCGATGAAGCGCGTGCCGGGCGTGCGCGTGCGGGCGCCTTCCGGCAGGGGCGTGAGGTTCTCGAGCCGGGCATCGGCCGCGCCGGCCTTGGCGAGATCGTTCACGCGGGCGCGCAGCAGCGGGCTCAGCTCGCCTTGCGCACCGGAAACCCGCTCGAGCCGCTGCTTCACCATCAGGCTCTCCGGATGCCGATATAGCTCACCTCGCGCGGGACGCGGCTTGGCGCCTGTTCGCGCGCATCGGCCTTGCGCGCGCGCATGATGACGGCCTCGGCATTGGCGCGCATGCTGTCGGCGAGGGCATCGTCGCGGCCGAGCTGCGGGGCGATCTTGGCCGCGAGCGCGAATTCGAACGCCTCGAGGAAGGTTGCATCCCAGAGCGCGGGATTGCCGATGATGGCCGTGTAGCCGATGCGCGGGGAGACGAGCCCGGTCGAGAGCATCGACGTGAGGCCCGTCTCCCCATCCGCTGCGGCGGTGCTGCCGTTTTCCACGCACCAATCGTCCTCGCTCGCCCCTTGGACGATGCGGACGCGGATGCAATCCGCCGGCAGCGGATACATGAAGGCGAAGGTGCCGGCCGGGGCGGCCGGATCCTGCGCGAGGGTGGCCCAGCGCCTGGCGAAGTTCCAGTCATGCCGGCGCAGCAGCGTGTCGCGCACGCTGCCGAAATGCGTCTTGATGACCCGCGCGGCCGTGCGCCTGGTCTCGTCGAGCGACGAGATGCGGCCCTCGCCGATATGGGCGAGGGCGCCGTTCGCCGCTTCGAGCTCGGATGCCGCGCGGGTCAGCGTCATGGTCAGCGCTCGTCCACGAAATCGAACGAGAAGTAGATGCGGGGCGTGCCGGCGACGGTCGCGCCGGCAATCGTGGCGACGAGATCGATCTCGCGGCCGGGATCGGCCGCGAGGCCGGCGAGCTGCCACGCACGGTTCAGAAGGTTCGCGGTGACGACCGCGGCCATGCCGGCCTTGGTGCCGGCGGTGGCGACGGCCAGAGCCGAGCCGAGCGCGGTGCGGGCGCCGGCCGGCGTCTCGTTGAAGCCGACATTGAGCGTGACCGAGGCGCCGAGCGCATCGTGGACGATGGTGGAGGACGGCTTGATGATCGCATTCGACGGCACTTTCGAGATGAAGAGCGTGTCGCCGATGACGTTCGCGTTGGACAGCTGAAAGAGGCCGACCGTCGAGCGCGACGACTGGTTGCGGAAGATGGCACGCGGAACAAGGATGGCCGTATTGGGGTTCGGATAACCCTGGCCGAACATATCGGGCATGAAAGCCTCCTGAAGGATGAGGAAGAGGGAAGGCACCGGGCGCAAGCCCGGTGCGGCAGGCGGAAAGCCCGATCAGGCTTCGGAGCAGATGATCTCGACGACCTTGGCGTCTTCCGAGCGCGTCGCGCCGCACCAGATTTCCATGTAGGGGTGCAGGCGATAGTTCTTGTTCGCGTTACGCTCGATCTGGGTCTCGAGATCCGAGAACGGCCCGTAATGCATGCCGCTCTTGGTCCAGAGCGGAATGCGGCGCTGGGTCGGCTGGCCGGTCACCGTCGGCAGGCCCTGCCAGCGCACGAACGTGATGCCCATGAAGGAGAGCACCGTGCGTTCCTTGTCATCGAAGACGGCTACGTCGCGGTAATCCTTCGAGGTGAACTGCAGCGAGTTGTAGAGATCTTCCATCTGGATGTTGGTGAGGGCGCAGCAGGCCTGGTCCATCTCGAGATCGACTTCGCCGGCGGACAGGATCGAGAGGCCGCGGATCAGCTTCGGAATGGTGAGACCCGAGTTGGTGGCGGAGCCCGTCTTGACATAGTTGACGGGCACGTTGCCGTTCGGGTTGTTGAAGGCTTCCGGCGCCTGGCTGCCATCCTGGCCCACGATGCGCGGGCCGAAGAAGGCGGCGGCCATGATGCGATCGCGACCGCGCGCGATCGCCGCGGCGCCGTCCTGGACGGAAACCGAGGAATAGTCGATCGCGGCCTTGATCGTGTCTTCCTTCTCGATCAGGCGGCCCCAGTCGAGCCGGCGCGGGCGCAGCCAGACATCCTCGATGCGGGCTTCGATATGCGGCGTGTCGCCGCCGCGCTCGGCATCGACGCGCGCTTCGGTGGTGCCGATCAGCTCGAGCATGCGCATCTGGCGGCCCGTGAGATTGCCCTGATAGGTGAAGTGGTTCTCGAACCGCGAGCGCTTCTGCTGCACCGCGAGCTGGACGTTTTCCTTGTAGGCGAGCCGATGGCCCGCCGTAACTGCCTCGAAAGCCATGGGATGTCTCCGGCATCGAAAGTGAACGGGATTGGTTCAGTTTCGGCCGGGTAGCGGCTCAGACGCACGGGATCGAACCGTGCAGAATGGCGGGCCCGCCTATCGTTTAACGCCTGCAGTCGGCGGCCGTATTCGGCGGCATCCTAGTCGGGCCCGGTCGGGAGCGCCGGGTAGCGGACAGAAGAGGCGCGCTCATCAAGGGACGATGCGCGCCTCCTCCCGAGGCTTCAAGGGCTGGCTGATTTGCCCCGGATTGTCAAGCTGCGGCGTTCCTCACCCGCGCCTCGAGATCGAGGATTTCCCCATAGGTCAGCGCGCGGCCGGGATCGGCAAGGATCTCGGCTGGGCTGCGATTGTCGATCGGCAACGGATTGGCAACCGGCTCCGGCTGAGCGTCCGGCTCCGGGCCAATATTGGCAGGGTCAAGCTGCTGAGCGGTTGCGGCCTGCTCGGCCGCGAGGCGTTGGGCTTCGTCATTGGGCGTTTCTTTGGTCTTGGCCATCATCTTTCCTTTCGATTGGCGCGGGGTGGATAGATCAGCCGCCGGCCTCGATGTCGATAAGCTTCTGCCAGCGCTCCTTGTTGGCCTTGTGGTGGGGGTGGCGGTTGTCATCGAGGGAAGCGACGAAATCCCTGTCGGCTTTCAGGCGCTGGCGCTCGGCGCGCGCGGCTTCCGGCGAGCGGGGGTCGCCGCCCGGGTTCGTCGTGGTGACGAGCCTGTCTTCGCCCATGGCCTTGCCGAGCTTGTGAAAGGCCTGCACGAATTTCGGCGTGCCCATGATGGCCTCGAGCTCGCCCATATCGGGGCTGTCGAGCCCGAAGGCCTTTGCGGCGCGGCGGCCGAGCTCGACATTGGCGTCGTAATCCTTGCCCCACTGGGTGCGGAGCTGGGCGTCGAGGGTTTCCCGCTCGCGCGCGGTAGCCGCGTCGAGCGCCTCGTTGCGGGCCTGGAACAGGCCGCCGACCTTGTCGGCGAGCGCCTTGGCCTGGGAGAGCGGCACCTTGAGCTCGTGCGCGGCCTTCACGAGATCCGCGTGAAACGGCTCGTAATCCGGATCGCCCTTGAACTTCTCGTAGACCGGCACGCTTTCGCCATACTTGCCGGCATCGGCTTCCCAGCCGAGGCGGGTCCAGCCATCCCATTCGGTGAGCTTGGCCGGATCCGGGGCGGTCAGGGCATTGCGGTCGCGGGCGAGCGTCTCGAACGTTCGCTTTGCCTTGAAGGCATCCTCGAGGCCGCCATAGTTCTTGGTTGCGAGGTAATCCCGCGTATCCTGGCTCAGGCCGAGTTCGGCCTTGGAAAACCACGGCGCATCGCTGCCTTGCGTCTGGGTTCCGGCCGCGCCGGCACCAGCGCCACCAGTGCCGCCGGCGGCACCGGCATCGGGGTTCGGATTGGGGTGTTCTTGCGTCATGGCGAGGGGTCCTTTCGGGGCTGGCGGATGGCGTTTTTGAGGAAGGCCTCGATTTCGAGCGGCTCGGCCCGGGCGAGGTGCAGGATCTCGAGCGCGAGGCTGCGCCGGCCCTCCTGAAAGGCGAGCTGCTGCGGATTGCCCGGCCGCGGCGCGACATCGAAGACGCCGGCGCGGCTCATGATGTCGGCGAGAAGCAGCTTGTTCTCGCCAATGCAGCGATACTGGGCCGCGAGCTCATGCGTGCGGCGGCTGCGAAACAGGGCGACGAACCATTGGGTGTAATAGGGCAGGCCGCTCATGCCGGGCGCCCCTTGGCCAATGTCTGGGCCTGCGCGGCATGGGCGCCGGTGGCGGCGATTTCCACCTGCTGTTTCGCCTGGTCGAGCGCGGTCTGCTGCGCCTGTGCCTGGGCGCGGAGCTGCCGGCGCTGGGCGATGGCTTCGGGCGAGCGCAGGAGCGAGGGCGGCGCGACGCTCGCCTGATGGGTCACGGCGATATACTGGTCGATATCGAAGGTATCGACCACTTCCGGATCGACCTGGGCGGCCTGCATGACGCGTCCGAAAAGCTGATCGGCCGCGCGCGCCTGCTGCATCTGCTGCACCTTGGCCAGCGGCGAGAGATAGGCGACGTCGAGCATTTGCCCGTCGAGTTCCGGCGGGGGCGGCGGCAGGGCGCCGGCCCGCTGCAGGATGCGGAAGCGCCGCAGGATGAAGGGGGTGAGCCCGCCCTGCTGGATGCGCTCGAGGTTCGGGGCGAGGCGGCGGAGTGTTTCCTCCTGAAAACCGGTGAACTCGGTGGCCGTCATCTGCGGCCGGTTGATGAGTTGCATGACCGAGAAATAGAACGCCTCCTTGATGGCCGCGCGCTTTTCCTGCTTGTGCTGGCCGCGATCCCGCATTTGCCCGTTGGGCGTGAAGGCTTCCACCAGACGCTTGCCCTGGTCGCTCATGCCGCCCATGAGCAGGGCGCCGGGGACCATGTCGGCCGGAGTGAAATCGGCCTCGCCATGCACCAGTTTCATGGGATCGGCCATGAACTGATCGGCGATGAGATCGTTCTTTTCCATCTCCTGCAGGGTGCGCATGTCCGGCCGGGCGATATGGCCCGGCCCGCGCGGATAGACGCGGCCGGAGCGGCGCGACCAGGCGATGCTGTGATAGGGGTTTTCGTTGTAGCCGCTGCGCCGCTCGAGCTCGACGAGATCGGGCGAGACATAGGCCGAGGCCCAGGCCATGCCGGCCGGACCGATGCGGCCTGGCTTCGCATCCGGGTTTTCCATCACGGCATGAATGATCGTGTATTCGCGATCTTCCTTGACATTCGTCGTGCCCGGGAATTGCTGCAGCACCTGGCGGCCGCGCAAGGTGAATTCCCGATGGACCGCGCTGATGCGCCCGGCCGCGTCCGTGTCGATATAGAGTTCGCGCAAGGGAATGGTGCGATCAAGGAAGCTGCCGCGGCCGATCTCTTCTTCCGAATAGAGCGTGCCGATGCCGAACGCACCGGTATCGGCAAACCAGCTTGGAACCTCGGTATAGAAGGTTGACATGGTCGGGCCCAGCGTGGCGCGGATGCGCTGTTTGACGGTCCAGAACCATTGTTTCACCGGCTGGTAGAGCATCAGCTCCTCGTCGGCGATGCCGAGCCCGAACCAATCGTTGGCAGGGTTGGTGAGCTGGCCGAACATGCCGCCCGTGAAATCCTCGAGCGCGTAGAGGGGCGTGCTGTCCAGGATTTCGTCCATCGCCGAATTGTTCGAGGTCTTGCCCTGGAAATCCTGATCATCCGGGCGAAGAAGCTCGGCGATCTGCTTCCAGAGGCGCTCCTCGGGCTGGCGGAGCGTTTTCAGCTCGTTGTGGCGATCAATCAGCCATGCGCGGTCCATGCTCCGCCTCCTTCGGTTGGGTGTGTCGATCAGGCGCCGAGCAGCGTCTTCTGCTGGGTGGCGGCGGTGCCGCCCGTGCCGGTGCGCGCGCCACTGACGCCGCGCATGGCACCGATGCGACGAAGCCGACGCTCGGCGGCCGAGCGCGAGGTTTCGCTGTCGGCCGGGTTGGTCAGCGCCGCTTCCTGGATGCGCCGGGCGCGCTCCGCTTCGCGGCGGGCGATTTCCGCCGCCTGTTTTTCCTTGCCCGATGTGCCGAACCAACGTTTGAAGATGGACATGGGAGCCTCCTAAGCTCGCTTGCGGGTGATGGGGTTGTAGCGGGGCGATGGGTTGCGCTGAGCCTCGGCGCGCTTCTGCGCGCGTTCGGCGAGGCGATCGTTGCGGCGCTTGCGGGCATGGCTCTGGCCGAGCTCGCCGGCGGCATATTCGGCGGCCTCGCAGACATGGCTGTCGAGGTTCTTCACGATCGAGCCGCGCTCGCCAAACTTGGTCACGTGATATTTGAACGTGCCGTTGAGCCCGCGCCGGATGGTGGGGCAGGCATTGGCATCGAGCAGGAAGCCGGGCTCGTTATTGCCCACGCGGCGCTTCATCGCATCGCGAAGCGCGAAGTGCCGGCCCTCGGTGTCGTGGTTGCCGAGGCTGGGGCGGTTGGGCTTCAGGCCGAGGATTTTGCCGAGCCGGCCGATCCATGAACCGTTGGGCAGGTCATCGCCGGCGAAGGTGGCTTCATCCCCCGTGAGGTAGAATTCGCAACCCTTGAAGCGCGGCTGCGCCATGATGGCGAGCAGATGCGTGCCGAGCGTGATCTCGTCGCCGCGATCGAGCGCGACTTCCGCCAGCGTGCGGATCTGCCCGTTGGGCATGCCCTGCAGGAGGCCGGCCGCCGGCGTCGCGCCGCCATCCGCACCGATGATGACCGGGATTTCGGGGAAGACGCGAAGCGGCTCTTCGCTCGACATTTCGCTGTCCACGTAATCGGGATAGACAATTGCGGCCTCCTGGTTGAAGCCGGGCTCGTTGTCGAGCTTGACGCGGATCCACCACGGGCGGTGCGCATTGGCCTCGCGCTGCTGCTTGTAATAGCCGCGCCCCACGGCTTTCAGGTT